CGCAAGAAGGACGCAATCGACCAGTTCCTGCGTAGTCCAGATATTGATGATGCGATTGTCGTCAAAGCCAACTGGCGGGACAATCCTTGGTTTCCTGATGTCCTGGAACAGGAACGCAAGCGCGACCTGAAAATCTACCCTGAGCGATATGCCCATGTCTGGGAGGGCGACTATGCCAGGGCATTCGAGGGCGCATACTTCGCCAAGCTGCTGAACCAGGCCAAGGCTGAAGATCGCATTACGTTTGTCGCGACTGACCCGTTGTTGCCGGCTCGGGCATTCTTCGACATTGGCGGTAGCGGGGCTTCTGCAGACGCCATGGCGATCTGGATTGTCCAATGGGTTGGACAGCAGATCAGGGTATTGGACTATATCGAGGGAATTGGGCAGGTTCTGGCTTACTACGTCAATGAGCTACGCAAGCGCGGCTGGGGCCATGTGGTGTGTTATCTGCCGCATGACGGGGTGAACTCGAACAACATCACAGGCAAGCGGTATCGGGACCATCTATCCGACGCGGGCTTTGATACGGTGGTGATTAGCAATCAGGGCCGGGGCGCTGCGATGATGCGGATCGAGGCAGTTAGACGCATTCTGCCCATGTGCTTCTTCAACGAGAAGAAAACCGAAACTGGACGCGATGCGCTGGGTTATTACCACGAGCGCAAGGATGAGACGCGGAACGTGGGTATGGGGCCGGATCATGACTGGTCCTCACATGGCTCGGACGCCTTCGGTCTGATGGCGATCTGCTATGAAGGCCCAGATGGCCCAATGACGATAGACAATCTGTTTGAGCATGATCGGTCACACGCCGATTCAACCCGCTCGGAAATCACCGGATACTAGATGGATCAGATTGCGATGGTACTGATGTATTTCTACGAAGAGGCGCGGTTAGATAACGTCTTGGATCGCGCACTTTATTGGCTTCATATGCCACATCTGAAATATGTGGCGGAATGCTTCGCCTGGAACGAAGTATAACACAACCTACAGATTGATATAGATGCCCTTACCGTCGCTCGCTGTTGTCCCCCAGACGGCAGACAGCGAAGCCATGCCTGATCGTGAGCAGCATGAAAAGCTGTTCAAGTGGATCAAGTCCGACAACATCGCCGCTGATCTCGAGGACGACATACTCCAGAAGATCGGCGTTCGCTGTGTCCGGGAATACAAGATCGACGTAACAAGTCGTTCCGATTGGAAGGAAAAGACCGAACGCGCCATGGAATTGGCGATGCAAGTGGCTAAGGAAAAGCAGTTCCCTTGGCCCAAGGCATCAAACGTCATCTATCCACTGATGACGACCGCCAGCATTCAGTTTGCCGCCCGCGCCTATCCAGCCATCGTGAGCGGCCGTAATGTTGTGAAAGGTGTCGTGATCGGCAAGGATGACGGCACGCCACAGATTGACCCGCAGACTGGCCAGCCTGCAGTGCAGATGGGGCCGAACGGCCAGCCCATGCCGGTCTGGGCTGTTCCTCCGGGAGCCAAGCAACAAAAGGCCGATGACATTGGCGAACATATGTCATGGCAGCTTCTGGACGAGCAGCCGGAATGGGAGCCTGAGACAGACCAGCTATTGCATGTATTGCCGATAGCGGGCTGCTGCTTTCGGAAGTCCTATTTCGATCCATCGAAGGGGCGCAATTGCTCGCTGATGGTTTCAGCGATGAACCTGGTCGTGAACTACAAGGCGAGATCGCTTGAGACTGCGCCGCGTGTCACGGAAGAGCTAAAGATATACCCCCTCGAAATCGAGGAAATGACGCGCTCCGGTCTGTGGATCGAGCCGGTTACGCCGTTCGGCTTGGCCGACAACATGGACGGCGATGAGGACGCGCCGCATGATTTCATTGAGCAACATAGGACATGGGACCTAGACGATGACGGGTATCCCGAGCCATACATCGTTACCATTCACGTCAAGTCCAGCCAAGTCGTCCGCATCGTCGCCCGATATGATGCAGACGGCATCCACTTTGCGCGCCGCGATCATCGCGTCTCGAAGATTGATCCAATCCATTACTACACGCAGTACGATTTCCTGCCCAATTCCGAGGGCGGGATTTATGGCGTCGGGTTCGGCCAACTCCTTCGGCCAATTAATGAGGCGATCAACTCCACGCTGAACCAGCTTATTGATGCTGGGACGTTGGCCAATACCGGAGGTGGCTTTATCGGTAAGGGCTTGTCCATGAATGCCGGCAACATCCGGTTTGTCATGGGCGAATATAAGGTTGTGAACGTCGCCGGCGGAACATTGCGTGAGAACATTGTCCCGATGCAATGGCCCGGCCCGTCAACGGTGCTGTTCAATCTGCTGGGCTTCCTGGTCGAATCCGGCAAGGAGATTGCCGCGATCAAGGATATTCTGACGGGTGACACGGGCGGGCGTACAGCCAACACGCCAGCCACCACGACATTGGCCCTGATCGAACAAGGACTGAAGGTTTACACTTCGATCTATAAGCGCGTGCATCGCGCGCTGAAGTCGGAGTTGAACAAGCTCTATCGGTTGAACCGGATTTACGGCGACCCGGTTGCACAGTTCAAGGCCGGTGACACATGGAAGCAAGTCACCAAGGACGACTATCAGAATGGCTCCGGTGTTGAGCCGGTATCCGATCCCACCATGGTTTCGGATATGCAGCGGCTGGGTCGGGCGCAATTCCTGATGCAGTTTGCCAACGATCCTTGGTTCAATGGCCGCGCTGTTCGGGAATACATGCTCTCGGCGGCCTCCATGGATAACCTCAAGGACAAGATGCTGGTGAACCAGCCGCCGCCCAATCCGGCGATTGCGATCAAGGGCATGGAATTGGAGCAGAAGGGCCATCAGATCGAGAACGAAGGCAATCTGAAGCGGGCGCAGATCGTCCAATACTATTCGCAGGCGATCAAGAATCTGGCGGATGCGGATGCGACGGTAGGCGACCAGCATCTGCAATGGCTCGATCAGCAATTGAGGGTGTGGGAATCGCAGTTTGAGCAGGCCCATGTGCCCAGCGATGCCGAGACAGGGGCTGGGGGCGGTATTGCCCCAGGTGCGCCACCGCCGCCTGGATTGCCGCATCCCATGATGATGCCAAGGCCGGCGCAGCCCGAGGGCGGGTCAACGATCAACCCGCATAATCCGGCAGCGGCTTTGGGCCGGATCAACGCGACGTGACCAAGGAGCAATACAACGAATGGCGCAATCATCCCGCCACGTTGTTCTTCCGTCAGTTTCTCAAGGATAGGCGCTCGGACCTGATTCAGAATTGCACAGAGGCATGGCTTAACGGCTCTCTTGTGTTCGAGAAAGAGAACCAGATCGAGCGCGGCAGGATCATGGAATTGTTTGTGGTTGAGGATATTGCGTTTGAGGTCATAGAGGCATTTTACAAGGACAAAGAGGATGCAGCCGAAGCTGGTTAAGCAGCATTACGTTGAGTATGTCCCCGGTCGTTACAACGGCGTAAACGGATCAGGCTGGAAGCCGATCAACGATTACGTTCTCGTTCTGCCGGATCAGATTTCAAGCAAGTCGTCAGGCGGTGTTGAACTCCCCGAGGATTTAGCCGACCGGATGCAGGCCGCAGCCATCACCGGCACGGTGATCGACATGGGCGGCGATGCGTTCTCCTGGAACTCGGATCGGACACGGCCCTTCGGCGGCGAAAAGCCAAAGCCCGGCACGCGGGTTGTGTTCGAGAAATACGCAGGCAAGGTCATTCTAGGCAAGGATGGGGAAACCTATCGCATCCTGGATGACAAGGCGATTGGAGGCATTCAGGCATGAGCGATACGCACGCCAGCGAACATGACGGCAACCCCGCTGCTGAAGCAGAAGCCCGAGACTACGGCTGGGCACCGAAAGAGGAGTTCAAAGGCCCGGAGGGCAAGTGGCGACCGGCGGATGATTATCTGTCGTGGGCCAAGCAGACCGGGCGACTCCGCAAGGGCGAGTTTGACGAACTGAAGCGCCAGTTCCCCGCCATTCGGCAGGAGAACCAACAGCTTAAAACCGAACTGTCCGAAATCAAAACGACGCTCAATCAGTTTGTCGAGTTTTCCTCCAAGGCTGAAGAACGGAATTTCAATCGCATCCGGCAACGGCTGGAAAGCGAAGTCGAACACGCGGCGGCCAACGCCGATCCGGCCAAAGCCCGCGAGGCGATGAAGGAGTTGGAACAGTTACGGCCTGAAGTTCAAGTTCCGAAGCCTGCGCCTGTCCAGCAGCAACAGGCACCACAGATTGATCTTGAGATTCAGGATTGGGTGTCTCGCGAGACTTGGTACAGCCCGAAGAACCCGGCATTGCATGGTTACGCCACGGAGGTTTTTGGCGACCTTGAGCGCAACAAGCCTGGAATGTCCAAGGCTGAAATGCTGGCTGAAACCAAGCGGCAGACCATGGAGCGGTTCCCGGAGAAGTTCGGGATCAATCCGCGACGGGAAGCGCCAGCTGCTGTGGCCTCGCCTGGTAGCGCTCCGTCACCACGAAAACGCGGCAAGTCCTATGACGACTTGCCCGAAGAAGCCAAACGCGCCTGCGACAAGTTCGTGAAGCAGATTCCGAACTACACGCGGGAAATGTACGTCAAAGACTACGATTGGGATTGAACATGATCGAAGAACCACGTCGCGGCCCAGGTCGCCCCCCGAAGTATCACGAAGCGATCCAACAGGTTCCCACGCCGCAGGATCAGCCATCAGCCATTGACGCACCTGCCATGCCGGCGCGGCGCAAGCCATTCGGCGGCATGGAACAGAAGCTTGCCTATCCCCAGCGTGCGGGTTTCCACTCGCACTGGTTCAATGACATTCCTGGACGGATCGACCGCGCAAAGGAAGCCGGTTACACCCACATCCAGGATAAAGACGGAAAGAATGTGTGCCGCGTTGTCGGGATTGCCGAGGGAGGCGGCCCGCTCCATGCCTACAACATGGAAATTCCAGAGGGATGGTATCAGGAAGATATGGCGGCCCAAAAGCGCGTCGTGGATGAAAAGGAAGAAGCCATGAAGCGCGGCGAACTTGAGGCCCAGCCAGGAGATAAACGCTACGTGCCATCGCAGGGAATCTCGATCAAGCACGGTTAGCATTCACCAAAATTGGTTTTCACAAGCCCCTACGGGGGCTTTTTTCATGAGGATTTCTCATGGCGAACCCGAATACTCCTAGGGGTCTGATCCCCTATAAGTACACTTGGGGCCAGCCGTACAATGGCGCAGCGAATATATACTATATTCCTTCGACATCGGCCCTGGCCCTTTACATTGGCGACCCTGTTGCCGCTACGGGTGCATCGGATGCCAACGGCATTCCGGTTGTCACCATCGGCACGGCGGGTGGCGGTGCATACAATCTCGGAGCGGTTGTCGGCATTGTTGACGGCGGTAATCCCGTAATCCCGGTGACGCAGGGGCTTCCGGTTTATCATCCGGTATCAACCTCACAGTACCTTCTCGTCGCCGACGATCCGAACCTGTTGTTCTGGATTCAGGAAGATAGCGTTGGTGGAGCCATCGCGACCGCAACGGCTGGCATGAAGAATGCCGACCTTGTTGCTGGCTCTGGCTCTACTGTCACCGGCTATTCGGGTTGGTTGCTCGATTCCAACACGGTTGCCACCACCAACACTTTGCAAATGCGCATCGTGACGGGCCTGCAGGAAGCCGACAACACCATGGGCAGTTCGTATGCCAAATGGCTTGTCAAGTTCAACCTGCATGCCTTCAACACTACGACCGGCGTCTAAGGGGGGATGTAGCACATGGCTGTCATTACAACTAGCGCACATCCTAAAGCCCTATGGCCTGGGATCAAGGAATGGTGGGGCCGCTCCTACATGGAGCATCAGGAGGAATATCCTGATTTGTTCGAGAAGGAGACTTCCGACAAAGCCTATGAGGAAGAAGTCGAAATCACCGGCTTTGGCTTGGCTCCGGTCAAGAACCAAGGCACGGCGATCAACTACGACGTTGAAACTCAAGGCTCGGTCACTCGCTATACGCACATTGCGTATGCGCTCGGCTACATCGTCACCTGGGAAGAAATGCGGGATGATCTGTATGAGGTCGTATCGAAGCGGCGCGCGAAAATGCTCGCCTTCTCGATGCGGCAGACCAAGGAGAACAACGGGGCAAACGTCTATAACCGCGCCTTCACCGCTGGTTACACCGGCGGCGACGGTCAGGTGATGATTACGACCGCGCACCCGTCACTTTCCGGCAGTCAGTCCAATCTCTTGACCAACGCGGCGGACCTGTCCGAGGCGTCGATTGAGGATTTGACCATTCAGATCATGCAGGCCACCAACAACCGTGGCCTCAAGATCAGCCTCATGCCGCAATCGCTGCATGTCGCGCCTGCAAACTGGTACGAAGCCAATCGCATCCTGAAGTCAGTCCTTCAGAGCGATACCGCCAACAACAACATCAACGTGTTGAAGGCAACCGGCGTGTTCCCGAAAGGGATCAAGATGAACCATTATTTCTCGTCGACAACGGCGTGGTTCATCCGTACCAACTGCCCCACGGGTCTTGTCCACTTTG